AAAAGGCATGACACAAGATGACATGGCAAAGGCGCTTGGTTGGAATGACCGTGCACGATATGCAAAGCGTGAAAACGGGTTTGTGTCATTCGATGCAGACGAACTGATAAAAGTTGCAACTGTTCTTGGATATACCAAAGACCAGTTAGGAATTTTTTTTACAAATTAAGTTCCCGAAAGAGAACGAAGTTAGAAAGGAGTCTAATAATGAAAAATAATATGCGTGTTATTTTAGCAAAGAAACGTTTGAAGGTGGCAGATGTTGCAAGAGAAACAGGGCTATCAAAAAGCACTTTAACAGCATTGTACTATGAACGTTCAAAGAATCCGACTTTTGAAACACTGCAGAAAGTAGCTGACTTTTTAGAAGTTACGATTGATGATCTGTTAAAGGTTGGATAATTAGAAAGGAGGCAAACATGAAACCAAACCGATATCCGTATAGCGGAAAAAAAGGCCATACCTTAATAAAGGCAGACCATGAATTAGTTGAAAAAGTTTTAAGACCTAGGAGTATTCTTATAGATTCTCAAAGTCTGACAACAAAATTACAAGTGACGCTTAAAAATAGTACTAAAAACCTAGCTCAGGATCTGGATTCTTATTACTTAATTCAACAATTGCTATCTGATCTGGAGCGATATATACAGTATCACCATCAATTAGAACGTAAAGATCATCTGATGTTTTAGCGCTCACTACATCGTAACAATAATTATGATTTTTAATTCTGATTGAAACAATTTTTTTATCAGAAAGTAATTGATTTATCAATTCTTTCATGACATTAACTCCTTTCTATTGAATTTTTGACTAAAACAGTGAGAGGTCCTAGTCAAGATATATTATAACATAACAAACAGAAATTCACAACATGTTGTGAGAGCGAGTGATTGTTTTACAACATATTGTGTTTAGAGGTAAAAAATGTGGGAACAATTAAATAAAATCATGCAGGAAAGAAATTTAAACGGTAGTCAGTTATCTAAAATGGCTGGAGTTAACCGTAGTTTCTTTTCTGACCTAAAGACAGGAAAGGTAAAATATCTTTCTTGGCCAAATATATGCAAAATCGCTGACGCATTAGAAATCAGCACAGATGAACTAAGGTAAAACAAAAAAGCACCTAACAAAGTCAGGCGCTTACTAAAATAACTAACTGAATTATATCACAGAAAGGAAAATAAATCTATGCCTAAGGCAGAAATTACTTACAAACCAGTAGGAATTAACGAAAAAGCAACTCATGGCGACTACAAGCACCTTTGCCAAATGTGGGAAGGTCTGACAGTTGGAACTGCTAAAATTTGGGCTACTGAGATGCGAGGACACCCCGATTTTAAACAGTTCATTGACAATCCAACACATAAGCTAGTATTTATCAATTATGAAGGTTTCCGATTGTTTGTTAAATGGAAGAGCAGAAATCGTTATCGCACTAAAAAAGAAACATTATCAGAAATGTTGGAAAACTTGAAAAAAGAAAAACAATTAGGAGCTTTAGCATGAAATTACTAGACAAACTTACAAAATGGTTTTTCAACACAACCAAAATTGAAGTCAATCAAGATTGGCGATTAGTCGCATTGGACTTGAACCGAGAATTGATTGAATCAAGGGAAGAAAACCAAATCTTATATCAGCGCATTGCTGACTTAGAAAAATTATTAGAGGTATAGAAAATGACAGAACCAAGCATCGCAGAACAATTATTAATGGTTGTATTAACCGTGACTTGCTTGTTTATTATTTTGCTATTGATTGCAAGCAGTGAACAGAAAGCAAAAGCGAAAAAGAAAGCACAAGAAGAACATGACAGAATGATTATTGAAGTCTATCAGCAAGGTAGAAATCAATTCAATAATATCGCACGCATGAACATTCGCAACTGTGACCGTAAATTTACTTATGATACAGAAAAACCAGAAGGGCTACGTGAAGAGTTGCTCGCGCTACCATATCCAAAGGGGTGATAAAAAATGAACCTTTATATTTGGAATTGTGGATGTTGTGATTGCGGACATGAATTTGAAGTAATTGACAGTTATCCGCCTATTGAGTGTGAAAAGTGCGGAAGTACCGAATTAAGAAATATATTTTTAGGGAGAGCCTATGATTAGTAGAGAAATGGACGAATTAGAAACAAGTGTATTTAATTACATTAACAACAACGGAACATTTGAAAAACCTGCACAATCAAAAAATATTCGTAGAGATTACAACTTATCAGAACGAAGATTAAAAATGATTGTCGAGAGTTTAAGAATGAATTTCGGACATCCTATCGTAGCTCTGAAAACAAAACCTTACGGGTATTATATACCACGAAACGAGGAAGAACGACAAGCAGGTCTGGCACCATACAAAAGACAAATTTTAACTGAACAGAAAAATCTTGCTACGGTCATGGCAGTGGATTTAAAAGAATATTGGAGCGCATAGAAGGAGGCATAAGATGGAATTGGAATTTATTTGGCGACTGGCTCATCAACTTGATAAAGATACTTTTTTTGAAGTGTATGGCTTACTAGATAATACGATTGAAGTCGGGACAAGCGAAAACCTTTTGGACTTACTTGAAAAGAAACGGACATCAGGGCTCTTGAGCATGGATGAGTTTTCAATGAAATTTGGAATTGCAAAACAAGGGTATAGTCTTTGGAGAAAAAAAGGCAATATTCCAGAAAGACACGTTAGAAAAGCGGCAGAAATTTTAGGAATAGATAACAGAACTGCTACGGAACTAAATTACAGGAAAGAGTATAAAGGTAGCAACACAAATTCTATTAAACTGCTTGAAAAGCGACGAATTGAATTAGGTTTAGGGAAAAAAGATTTCTCAGAATTACTTGGTTGTGACCTAGTAACTTATCGTAATTGGCGAAAAGCTGGACGGATACCTGAAAACCGATTAAAAGCAATTAGCGAAGCTACGAAAATAAATTTTGACTTGTTAGTGGAGTCAAATTTCGTCAATTCTTAAAAAAGGAGCAAAAACATGGCAACACTTTATGAATTAACAGGACAATTCCTTGATATTTACAACATGGACTTGGACGACGAAACCAAACTAGACACGCTTGAAAGTATCGACTGGAATAGCGACTACGAGGAAAAAGTTGAAAACTATATCAAGGTTATCAAGAACAATGAAGCGGACGTTGAAGCACGCAAGAACGAGATCAAGCGACTAACTGAATTGAACAGAGCGGACGAACGCAAAAATGAACGCATGAAAGAAGTCTTGAAAGAGAGCATGGCACTAACTGGACATGAACGAGTTGACACACCGCTTTTCAAAGTATCGTTCCGAAAATCCGAAGCAGTAGAAGTGGACGACTTGCTTCTACCTGAAGCGTACAAGGTCGCAACTTATAAACCTGACAAAAAGCGCTTGAAAGAAGATTTGAAAAACGGACTTGAAATTTTAGGTGCTGAGTTGGTAGAACGTAAGAATTTGAGTATCAGATAGGAGTTTGATAATGGTAGAAAAAAAGCAAAGTATTTATGAAAAACTGGCGAATATTCAAAACGAGTTGAAAGCGCCTAAAAAACAGTACAACTCTTTTGGTAAGTATAACTATCGAAATGCTGAAGACATTGAAGAAACATTGAAGCCTATCTGTTTGAAGTATCGTGCAACGTGCTTGATTTCAGAAGTGACGACTGAAGAATTAGCAAGCGAATTGATCACAAAAGTTACTATATCGCTCATGGACTGGGATAGCGAAAATGTGATTACAGTTGTAGGACGAGCAAGAGAAGAACGTACAAAAAAAGGTATGGATGCTTCTCAAGTGTCGGGTGGAGCGCAAAGCTACGCTACTAAGTATGCACTAAGTCAAATGTTTTTGATTGACGATAACAAAGATGCTGACACAGATGCAGATTATATCCAAACTGGACGAGCAAATCAAAATCAAGCATCAGCAAAACCAAAAAAACAAGATGAACCCGTTATCTCAGTTGAAAAAGCAAATTACTATTTGAAAGAGATTGCTAAAATCTCAACCGAAAAGAACAAAGAGGACGGCTCTATTGTGAAGTGGTTCTTGCAGCATTTAGGAGTTGCAGACTACAAACAAATCAAAGAGTCACAAGTAGAACAAGCTGATATGCTTTTAGGAAAATTGAAAGGAAATTAAAAAATGTTAAACAATGTTTCACTCGTTGGGCGTCTTACGAAAGATGTAGAGTTAAGATACACCCCGTCAAATGTAGCCATTGCTACGTTTACCCTCGCTGTCAATCGCACTTTCAAGAATGAAAATGGTGATCGTGAAGCCGATTTTATAAATTGCGTGATGTGGCGACAACAAGCAGAAAATCTTGCAAATTGGGCTAAAAAAGGCGCATTGATTGGAGTTACTGGACGTATTCAGACACGAAGCTACGATAACCAGCAAGGACAACGGGTTTATGTTACCGAGGTTGTAGCTGAACAATTCCAGTTTCTAGAAAGTCGCAATAGTCAAGGTCAGAGCCAAGGGCAAAAACGACAAGCGCAACAAGAAATGCCTGACTTTTCACGAAGTGCAAACACAAACCCGCTTGATATTTCAGATGATATGTTGCCGTTCTAAGAAAAAAGGTTAGATCATGGAAAAACTAATTTTAAAATTTGAACTTGACAGAAAACAGATGATTTCAGCGAATGACAGACTGCATTTTCAAAAGAAAGCTAAAATCACTAAGTTTTTACGACAGTTAGCGCATTATGAAGGGCGGAATACTCTAAGAGATTACTTTGGTTTACCTTTTAACGAGGACAAGCCTTGTAAAGTGATTGTTTGGGTATTCGCCCCAACTAATCGCATATATGACCCGCCAAACTGGTCGCCTACTAGCAAAGCGCTATTAGACGGCTTGACAGATGCGAAATTTTGGACAGATGATAATTATCACGTTATCAAGTCAACGGATTTTAGGCACGGTGGAAAGTCCGGAAATAAGAAATATAGAATTGAACTGGAGATTACACAATGGAGAGAAGCGGACAAGTAAAGATTGAGTTATACAATGACCATTTTGAAAACGCTAAGCGCTACAATATACCACGAGCGCAGTTGATTATTGCTGATATACCTTACAACCTTGGAAACAATGCTTATGCAAGTGATCCGCGTTGGTATAAAGACGGGGACAACAAAAACGGAGAAAGTAAACTTGCTGGGAAGTCTTTCTTTGATACGGACAACGATTTTAAAATCAATAACTTTTTCGACTTTTGTAGTCGCTTATTGAAGAAAGAACCAAAAGAAAAAGGACAAGCACCAGCGATGATTGTCTTCCACGCTTGGCAACAACGTGAAATGGTTATCGAGTGTGGAAAAAAACACGGCTTCAATAATGCTTATCCGCTATACTTTACAAAAAAATCAAGTCCGCAAGTCTTAAAAGCGAATATGAAGATTGTCGGAGCAGTTGAAGAAGCGACTGTCTTATATCGTGATAAGTTGCCAAAATTCAACAACAACGGCGCAATGGTATTGAACCATGCACCGTGGGAAAAAGATAACTCATATCCAAGTATTCATCCGACGCAAAAGCCTATTCCAGTCTTGAAGCGATTGATTGAAATTTTCACTGATGAGGGCGACGTAGTTATTGATCCATGCGCTGGAAGTGGTTCAACACTTCGAGCAGCGGCAGAAATGAACCGGAATGCCTATGGTTTTGAAATTAAGAAAGACTTTTACAATAAAGCGCAAGAGAAAATGCTTTCAACGTTTCAAACCAGTTTATTTTGAACCGGTATATCAAACCACAATTTATGATTTTTTGGAGTAAAGATGAATATTAAACAACAAATGATTGAATCGCTAGAACGTTCAATCGAAGTAGCTGAAGAAAAGATTGAAGAGTTAAAGAAACCTAGTCAGAAGTCAACAGTACACATGAGAGCTGCTGAACGTGATTTTTGGCATAAGAAAATTAAAGTGTATAAGAAAAAACTGAAGGAGTTGGAAGATGAATGTAAAACAGTTGATTGAAAAATACGAGAATATTTTAAAGAAAAGTGTTCCTTTCACAGTCGTAAATATTCATGGTGTTTTGAGAGATTTAAAACAACTAGACGAACCACATAAAGTCAAAGTTCCGCAGTTTGTGGCGGATTTACTTGAATTTGCAAAGTTAAATGATTGGGATTTAGAGGACGTTTTTGAAGATGTAAGAAATGAACACAGCGATACCGAAATATCAGAATGGTTTTATCAAAAAAAGAATATGGATATTCTCGCTCGAGCATGGCTGGACGGCTACGAGGTAGAGAAAGAACCGAAGTATACGGTTAAATTTAAAGCTACTAATCAATACCTTTGCGATGACGATGGCATCGGCCTTCATATCAGTCCAAGTTTTAGAAGTAATTTTAGAAAATCTGACCTCGAAAAATTAAGTCTTACTGAAGTATTTGACAGTCCACTGTTTGAAGTTGAGGAGGTGTAAAGAATGAATAATGAAGTCTTTGAAGAATTAAAAAAACTCATGAGTTATTTTCCCGACTCATTTATAAACAGACAATTAGAACTTATTCTCATCCCAAAAACAAATACATATTTTTCTTTAAGAGATTGTTTGACAAAGAATGATGTTATTTCAAAGGTGCTAATGTGGTGTACTAGAGTTATAGATAAAGGCGAGCCTTATCAACAACGAAAACGAAATATCGACTTTTATGTGGATAATCGCGATCGTTTGAGAAAATATTTAGGTGCAGATATCAATGTGCATGTGGTTTATAATCGCTTAGGAAATGGAATTAACAAAGAACTAACACACAGATTTATCGAGAGTGGTTTTGATATGAATTTACTTTATAAGGAGGTTACAGAATGAAACGTTTCTTAATTGGATACGCATTACTTACTACTTGCTTGCTATTCATGCAACGTGAAGCACAGAAACCCTTGCTAGTCTATCACGCTGATAGTAAATACGCTATCACTGGCAAGGTTACGGAAAAACGAAAAATCGGAAGTCTTTTCACTATCACGGTAAATGGGAATGTGTTTGTGGTTAGTGAAGAACGGTATAAAAATATTGAAGTAGGAGATAATATTGAATTATGACAAAATTTATTTTGTTAACGCCGTTTAAATACGAGGAAAAAAAGCAAATCATCATGAACGTTGATTGTATTAAATGCGTTACAAAAGAATGTGATCGTTTTAGCAAAATATTTATAAGTGATGAACTCAAACCTTATTTAAAAAAAGAGCAACTAACTGCGGATGATTTTTTGTATGTAACAAAACCAATATACGAAGATATTGTTGCAATTTTAACTTGTAAAGGAGATGACTATTAAGTTATGACAACAAACATGGAATTACTAGCGCATCGTGTCGAACAATGGGCGAAAGAGCGAGGTTTAGATAATCCTAACAATAGCACGGTGCAAGCGTTGAAATTATTTGAAGAAGCGGGCGAACTTGCACAAGCGCATTTAAAAAATCGTGAGCAAGACGGGAAAGATGCAGTAGGCGATATTTTGGTAGTGCTAACTATCTATTGTCAACAGAAAGGCTGGAGCATTGCTGAATGTTTTGAACTAGCTTACAACGAGATCAAGAACCGAAAAGGGAAAATGGTAAACGGTTCATTTGTAAAAGAGGGGGATTTAGAATGAGCGATAACGTGAACAAACCGAGCCATTACATTTCAGAAAGTGGGATTGAAGCCTTGGACGTGATAGATGCTTTCAAGGCTTGCCCTGAATATAAAGCGGGCTTCTTTTGGGGAAATGTAGTGAAGTATGTTTTGCGATTTCATAAGAAAAACGGTGTCGAGGATTTAAAGAAAGCGGAGTTTTATTTGAAACGATTGATCGAGGAATTGGAGAATGGATAGGCTTGAATTAGAGTATGCACTTTATAAAGACGATACCTTTATCACTTGTGGTACGTTAAAAGAAATCAGCGCAGAGACTGGGATTGCTATTGTTACCCTGTCCTCTTATGCTTCACCATCGTATAAAAAGAAAAATCCAAATGGTAAGCAACTAATAAAAGTGGATTTTAAAAAATTAAGCGGCCAACAATGCGAGCGCTTTGCTTTTATGTTGAAGCAAAAAAGAATAGATAATAAACTTTCAAGAAGTGAACTAGCCAAAAAGTTAGGTTACTCTTACGCAGAAATAATGAAATGGGAAAATAAAACTAAAAAACCTAATCTTTATATAGTTGAAGATGTGGCGACTTATTTCAAGATACCAGTAAATATTTTAATTGGGGAGAGATGAATTTGATTGATATTAAGAAACGTTTAAAAAGACTGCCTTATGTGAATATTAAAATCAAGTCCTTGCATCATGAGATCATCAGTCTTAGGTCTGGAACGGTTAAAGGGCAGTCATTTGACGGTATGCCTAAATCACCAACAAATGATAATCGAACCGAAGACATGAATATTAAGGTGGTTGATAAAATTAATGAAATCTATCAGAAGATAGAACGAGAATATCAAGAGCAAGATGATTTAATCAAAGCAATCGAAAGTCTTTCTGACCCTATCCAAAATATTGTAATGAGGTTACTTTATATTGACGGGCTTCAGTGGGATGAAGTTCAAAGAAGACTGAATTGCAGCAGCGCAACAATACAACGTGCTAGAGATAAAGCTATTCAAGAAATTACTAATATTTTTGATAATAAAGAAAGTAAATGATAGTTTTAAAGTGATATTATGTTAGTATCAGCAAGAGGCTGATAGACTCCTATATATATTTTACTAAAAGGCGCAATGCCCTTTACGGCGACGAAAGGTTCTATAATCTCTTTAATTTTAAAATGGTAAGCTATACAAACTTTTTGCTCCGCTGGTTCGATTCCAGCCGTCGCCTTTAAGACTGCAAAAAATAAATTTAAAAAGACAATATACTATTGGTTCTCCGCAGGGCTTTGCAGTCGCCTTGCATTTAAAAAGTCCTTATGAAAATCAGTCAGCTTTATGCTGGCTTTTTTGTTTTGAAAGGTGGTGGTGGAAAATGGGATGACCGAAAAACAACAGAAATTTGCCGATGAGTACATCATCGAATTAAACGCTACAAAGGCTTATAAAAAGGCTTATCCGAACGTAAAGAAAGATGATGTCGCACGAGCGAATGGAAGTCGTCTGCTTGCAAACGCTAACGTAAGAGCCTATATAGACGAACGATTGGAACAATTAAAGTCTGAACGTGTCGCAGACCAACAAGAAGTGCTTGAGTTTTTAACGGCTGTCATGCGTGGAGAAATCACAGAGCCTTTATTAGTGCTTGACGGGGACGGATACCAAAAAGTCATGGATGCTAAGCCTAACGTGTCAACTCGTAAGAGCGCCGCAGTTGACCTTGGTAAGCGTTACGGCTTATTTGTGGATAGGCAAGAAATCACTCAAAAAACTATTGATATAAAAGTTGGTGATTGGGATGATAACGAAGAATAAGCCTAAAATCAATATCATTATTGATTACCCAAGCCGTGTCTTTAATAAGCATATCTATGACAAGTTATACGACTATTCAACCTTTACTGAAGTGCATTATGGTGGCGCTTCAAGTGGGAAAAGTCATGGCGTGATACAAAAGGTAGTCTTTAAGTCTTGTCAAGACTGGAAGCGTCCACGCAAGGTTTTATTTCTGCGTAAGGTAGGCGCTACGGTTCATGATTCAATCTTTGAAGATGTCAAGCAATGTTTGGATAGCTGGCAGTTGCTAGACAAATGCAAGGTCAACAATTCAGCATATCGCATAGAGTTACCAAACGGCGCACAGTTTATTTTTAAAGGGTTAGACAACCCCGAAAAAATCAAGTCTATTAAAGATGTGTCTGATGTAGTCATGGAAGAAGCGTCAGAATTTACGCTAGACGATTACACACAGTTGACTTTGCGTTTGCGGGATAAGAAACACTTGAACAAGCAGATATTCTTGATATTTAACCCCGTTTCAAAAGTAAACTGGACTTATAACGCATTTTTTGTGAAGAAGCCAAAGAATACAGTTGTTTATCACACATCATACAAAGACAATCGCTTTTTAGATCAAGTAACTATCGAGAATATCGAGGAACTAGCGAACAGGAACGAAGCATATTATAAAATTTATGCTTTGGGAGAGTTTGCAACACTTGACAAGCTGATTTTTCCTAAGTATGAAAAACGACTGCTTAACAAGGAAGAACTGGCGCATTTGCCGGCTTATTTTGGTCTTGACTACGGTTTTATTAATGACCCGTCAGCCTTGCTTCATGTAAGAATAGACGACGAAAACAAGCGTTTATATGTCGTTGAGGAATTTGTGAGAAAAGGCTTGACGAATGACAAGATAGCTGAAGTGATAAAGGCGCTAGGATATGCTAAAGAGCAGATACGAGCTGATAGCGCTGAAAAGAAATCGAATCAAGAATTGCGAAATCTTGGTATTCCACGAGTGATAGATGTTCAAAAAGGCGCTGGTTCAGTCATGCAAGGCATACAATACTTGTTACAGTATGAATGGATAGTAGATGAAAGGTGTGTAAAGCTGATTGAAGAACTTGAAAATTACACTTGGAAGAAAGATAAGAAAACAAACGAGTATATCAACGAGCCAGTCGATAGCTATAATCACTGTATAGACGCTATACGCTATGCTTTACAAGATAGGATATATCAGACGAAAAAAGATGTGGACGTTGACAAGGCTATCAGTAAAATTAATAAAATGTTCAGGAGGTAGAGAGTGGACAAAGTAAATGAATTTGAACATGGTATAGACACAGTAAATAAATCAAGGTCTGATAGTCTATACTTTGGCAGTATTTCAAATGAGCAATTCAGATATGCTTCAAGTGATGAACTACTGAATACGGATAACGGCAAGAAAGTTTTTAGGGGGATGATTGAAGCATTCTTTAGCAGTCAGCAAAAGCGCTTGAAAGTATTATCATCTTATGCTAAAGGCGATAATTACAGCATCTTGTCAGGGCATAGACGATTAGACAACGAAAAAGCAGATTATCGGGTACGTCATAAATGGGGTGGATATATTTCTAGCTTTGCAACTAACTATGTTATTGGCAATCCCGTTTCAATCGGTATCCTTGAGGGAGCAGAGAAAAAGCAACTTGAAACCATTCAAGAAATCGAGTGGAACAATGACATCAACGCTTTAAACGGAGATTTAGCGCTTGATGCTTCAATCTATGGTCGTGCTTTTGAATATCACTTCCGAGATAAAGACGGAGCAGATAGAGTTGTTTTGATTAACCCGCTTGAAATGTTTGTTGTTCGTGATTTGACAGTTGAACAGAATATCATTTTAGCCGTGCATCTTCCAGTATTCGCTGATAAAGTGAATATGACAGTCTATACTAAAGACCAAGTTATCACTTATAAGCCATTTACGGTAGGGAATACTAAGCTTGCAGTCGATACAATCACGAAGCATGAATATAGAGATGTTCCAGTTGTCGAATGGTGGAATAACCGTTATAGAATGGGTGACTTTGAAAGTGAAATCTCTTTGATAGATGCCTATGATGCTGGACAATCGGACACAGCTAACTATATGTCAGACTTGAATGATGCAATGCTTCTTATCAAGGGTGATTTAGATGCATTAGGCTTGTCAGCAAGTGATATTGCTAAAATGAAAGATGCTAACACGCTACTACTTCAAACTGGTATCAGTGCAAATGGACAACAAACGAGCGCAGATGCTGGATATATCTACAAGCAATATGACGTGCAAGGAACGGAAGCATATAAGAACCGCTTAGCGAACGACATTCACAGATTTAGTCGTATTCCTAATCTTGAAGATGATAGATTTAACGCTACATCATCAGGTATTGCACTTCTTTATAAAATGATTGGTCTTGAGCAAGTCAGAAAGAATAAAGAAACATACTTTACTAAGGCTTTGCGTAGAAGATATGAACTAATCAGCAACATTCATAAGGCTATCAATAAGCCTTCAATCGAAGCAAGCAAGCTGACCTTTACTTTCCATCCAAACATTCCACAAGACGTATGGAATGAAATTAAAGCGTATATCGAAGCTGGCGGAGTAGTATCACAAGAAACATTGATGAACAATGCAAGCTTTACAGACTACAAGACAGAGCAAGGGCGCATTTTAAAAGAAACTGGCGCAAGCGACCACGAGATCATGCAGTTAGTAGGTGGCATGAATGAGCAAGAAAGCTGATAACCGTTTATATAATGCTGAACGTAAAGCGCAAGCTGAACTAATCAAGCGTGATTTAGACCGTGACAAACTGATAACACAGTTGTATCAAGAAAGCTATGACCGACTGCAAGCACAGATAGATAAGTTTTATCTTGGTTATGCCGGGCGTGAGGGTTTGACGAAGCAAGAAGCTATGAAGCGTGCTTCCGAGTTTGACGTTACGAAGTTTGCAGAAAAGGCAAGAAAAGCCGTTAAAGAGAAAGATTTCAGTCATAAGGCTAATTCTTGGTTACGGGTTTACAATCTAAAAATGAAAGTCAGTCGCTTGGAACTTTTGAAAGCTGAGTTAGGTCTTGAAATTAACAGTTTAACAAGTAACCTTGATGAAGTCTTTGATAAGGCACGTAGAAGCGAATATTTAGCCGAATTTAAGCGGCAAGCTGGTATCTTGGGTATTTCTTCAAGTGGAGCGAAAAAGCGCTTAGATTCGATTTTAGACGCTGATTTTTACGGTCAGGATTTTTCAAGTCGTGTTTGGGGCAAAAATGGACTTCAACCACTACTCCAAAGAGATGTATTCGCTTCGTTAAACCGCATATACACGGATATGAACGGTTACCAAAAAGAGATGAAGCTACTAGCTAACAAGTACGGTACAAGTGAGTATAACGCTAAACGGTTGATTAAGACCGAGATAGCGAGGATAAACTCAGACACAGACCATGCTATGTTGCAAGATAACGGCTTTACTCATATGATTTTTGTAGCTGAAAGTGGCGCTTGTGACATCTGTAAGCCGTTAGATAATACGGCAGTGCCGATTGATAAAGTGGAAAAAGGCGTAAATATGTTTCCGATGCATCCGAATTGTAGATGCTCAGCGTATGGACATATTGAAATGAAGTACAAAGACGGAAGAAGTACGCTAGATCAATTTAATCAAGATTTTTAAAAGGTTGCATTTTAAATGACACCTTTTTTTATTGTCCAAACCGTGCTAAAGACGTTAAAAGTTGCATGAGTTCGAGGGGGTTGCTCGTTAAAGCGTAGAGAAAGGAGCCAAACATGGCAGAAGAACAAACACAGACAGTTGATACACAAGTTCAGGACACTACGGTTGAGGAACAAGCTAGCACTCCGAAACAAGAAACTGAAAAGACGGTATCAATCGCAGAAATGCAAAGACGACTTGAGCAAGCGGAGAAAAAGCACGCTCAATCTACACAAGAAGCGATTGCAAAGGCTTTGGAAAAGTATAAAGCGGAAACAGAATTATCAGGCAAAGAACTTGAAGAATACCGCAGAAAAGAAGCTGAAGCAGAAAAGCAATCGCTACTTGATAAAATCGCTGGACTTGAGAAAGAACAGACTAAGCGAGAATTGACAGATGAAGCAATTAAAACTCTATCAAGTCGTAAGTTGCCTGTAAATGAACGAGTGCTTGCCTTTGTCGTAAAAGACACGGCAGACGGCACACTACAAGCTATTTCAGACTTTGAAAGCATTATTAGTGAAATCAAGTCTGAATATACACAATCAGAACCGCCCGCAGTAAGTACGGCGTTTGGTGGTTCAAAAACACAATCAAGCGGAGAAATCTTTCGCAATTCAAGAATTATTTAAAAGGGGAAAATATAAATGACAATTCAAACATTCACACCAGATAAAGTATTAGTTTCTGAAAAGAAAGACGGTACACTTTATACCGAATTTACAGACATTATCATGAAAGAAGTTGCCGAAAACTCACTTGTAATGCAACTTGGTAAATATCACGAAATGGACGGAAAACAAGAAAAAACTGTTTACGTTCAAACCGACGGGATCTCAGCTTACTGGGTAGATGAAACAGAAAAAATCAAGACTGACAAGCCTGAAATTGTACCAGTAAAACTTCGCGCAAAAAAACTTGGTATCATCCTGGTCGCTTCTCGTGAAGTGCTTAATTACACATGGCAAAAATTCTTTGAAGAAATGAAACCTCAAATCGTCGAAGCATTCTACACTAAAATTGACGAAGCCGGACTTCTTGGACATGAAACACCATTTGCCAATTCAGTCGCTAAGGCTGCCAAAACCGCTGAAAACATTGTTACTGGTCCAGTAAACTATGAAAATATCTTAAAACTTGAAGATAAACTACTAGACAAAGACGTAGAAATCAACGCTTTTGTTTCTCGTTTGTCAAACCGTTCAGCACTTCGTGATGCTCGTGACGGCGACAAGAAAACAATCTTCGATAAAGATACAAACAAACTTGATGGAATTACAACCGTAGATATGAAGTCTAAACAATTCAAGAAAGGCGACTTGTTCGCTGGTGACTTTGACAATCTTATTTACGGTGTTCCTTACAACATCAACTACTCAATTTCAGAAGAAGCTCAAATCTCAACAGTCAAGAGCGCAAACAACGAGCCAATCAACTTGTTTGAACAAGAAATGGTTGCGATCCGTTGCACAATGGACATTGCGGTTGCAGTAACTAAAGATAACGCATTCGCACGTTTGACTGCTTCAGCTGAAAACGTCTAAGCGAATTAGAAAGGGGAGTCAATGGCTTATATCGTAACTAAGAATATTATTGACACCAAAGACAACAACCGATTTTACGAAGCCGGCGAGGTTTATCCTCGCTTTGACTTGAATGTGTCAGATGCACGCATTAGAGCGCTACTTAAAAAAGGCGTTATCGAATCAGACGGAGCGCAAGGCGACATTGTATTGCCTAAAGCTGAACCCGTTGAAGAAATCGAAGAAGAAGCGGGAGAATAAGCATGGATGATGCTCAACTTGCTAAAATAAAGCGTCGGTTGGGTATTGCTCCAGCCGACACAAAAGAAAATGACTTGTTACAAGATTTAGTTGAAGATGCTGAAAGCTACTTTAAATCGCTTACTGGTTCGGTATATATCGAAAGTAAGTATAATTTTATGATTGAAAATGTTGTTTATAAACTCTATGGTCGTAAAGGTTCGGAAAGTGTATCGAGTGAAACGGTTGACGGGTATTCAGTAACCTATCAAGACTTTGATAACCTATTCAAGCCTTATATGGCTATTTTGAATAAGGATTTTGGTCTTGACGGTTCACAACGTCAACGAGGAAAGGCAATCTTTCTATGAAAACTCCGCACAGAATAACGCTCGTAAAAGGTAAAGGCATTGCAAAGTACAATCCATTAACGGACACTTACGAAAACCAAGCTGAACAAACCGTAGTTGTACCATGTTTTGTGAATTTCATTCAAAAAGCAAAGGTTTTCGAGTTATACGGCAATCGTTCCGGTGTCGTCATGATATGCAGATTTCAGCAAGAACAAGAACCGTTCTTGTATGCAATCTATGACGGCTTCAAGTATGAACAGATAGATAGCGTAGAAGCTTCAAAATGCTCTGTACGGCTCAAAAGGACGGTCAAGGTATAAATGGGCGCAAGTATCGAATGGCACGGCCTAGAGAAGCTGACAAGCACGATATACAACGCACACCCTAAAGCAGTCGAACAATCTATACAAGTATTGAAGAACAATGCTGAAAAAGGGAAAAAGACTGCTCGTGATTTAGCACCTAGAGATACCGGATTTCTGAAAAGAAATATCAATGTTTCATATCACGGTATGGAAGCATGGATAACGGGTAGTGCAGCATATACGGGTTATCAAGAATACGGCACACGCTACATGGCCGGCAAACCACACTTCAGACCGATGCTTGAACAAATTACACCGGAATTTCAAAGAGATATGACAAACGTAATGAAAGGAGCGTTTAGATGACACCTAATCATGATTTATTCAGAAAGATTTTTGCTATCAGCGATGCAAGGGTTGATACATACGATTATTTGCCTGAAGCTGATACAAAATATCCGTTTGTCTATATCGGAGAGAATAACGGTTCAGATACGCCTAACAACGACTTAATTGGTACAGCAAGGCAAACAGTCCATATTTACGGAATACGAGCGGATAGAGCCAAAATAGACAACATTTCAGCCTATCTCGAAAGTGTATTGAAACATTTGAAAGACGGGTACGAGTATAACTTCAATCACAGAAACACAGAAAAACAAGTCATCGCAGATAATACAGACATCCAGCCGTTACTTCATATCGTGCTGGATTTTACTTTTAATTACACAAAAAAGGAGAAATAAATAAATGGCAGATTTAATTTTAGGGAAAGACGTTATCGCCTTTTTCCGTCGCTACGCTGACCGTACAAAACAAGATGCGGGTAAAGTACGCTTTCAATCTGAACTTTCTATCAAACAAGAAAAGAATGTAGAAAGCACTAAAACAAAAGACGGTGTCGTCAACTCAATTTCAGACGGAGAAACAAGCGGAGAGTTCAAATCGCTTGCTTATCGTGAAGATGGCGACACAGTAAACATGTGGAAAGAAATGCGCAAATGGTTTAAAGCAAACGATAAAATCGAGTGTTGGATCGTTGACCTTGGAAGCAAGAAACAAGAGGGTGGAGTTGATAAGTATGACGTGGAATACTATCAAGGCTACTTTAAGAACTTTGAATTGTCAGCACCTTCAGATGATAAAGTTGAGTTATCTTATGAAGTTGCTATCGACGGTAACGGTATCTTGCATACTGACAAATTGACTGAAACACAAAAACAAGCAGTCGCAAGCGCACAATACAACTACCACACACTCGAAAAAGAAACAGACGGAGCGGGCGTTCCGGTTTAATAGTGGTATTTACAAGGGCAATTCATTTGCCCTTTATTTTTTTACTTAAAAGGAGAAAAAACAGATGATTTTAAAAATTGGAGAACGTGACTATACTTTACGCTTTGGACTTGGCTTTTTGCGAGAAATGAACAAACTTCATTCTGCCGAATTGGAAGGCATTAAAACTGGATACGGTGCAATGACATTGCTTAATGCTGGACAAGCGCTTAATGACCCAATGGCTTTCGTAGATATTATCAAAGCCGGAACAGTAACCGAAAACCAAAAACCGAGCAATGAAGCAATTGAAAAATTCTTGGAAGACTTGATTTTGAATGACGAGTACGACAAGACTATTAAAGAAATCGTAAACGAGTTAAAAGCATCGCCCCTACTCAAAAAAGCCATGAACCTAGTCGAGTAAGGGAGAATAAAGGTTCAGACTTTGGCTATGATGAGGCAATAGCCTTGCTCATAGCTAGACACAATATGACATTTCAAGAAGCATCACGAACCACGCTAGAAGAATTTGAAATCTATAACACTGCTTACCTTATCCAGCAAGAAGATAGACGTTACAATTCAGCAATTCAAGCATGGTTTAATCAAACAGTCCAAGCTACCAAAGGGAAAGGCAAAAGCGCAAAATCAGCGTATCGGACGTTTGACGATTTTTACAATCATAAAGACGAGTTTGACAAGATTTTCAAGAAAGATGATGTCGGACAAGTCAAACAAAAGAAAATGAGCCTTGCTGATAGAAACAGAAGGCTTAATCAATCATTAAAAGAAAGGGGGTAACTCATGGGAGCAAATTTTGACGTTACCGCCATACTGAAAGCCAATGTAACGGATTTTTCTAGTGGCTTGAAAGAAGCGCAAACGTCTATTCAAAATTTGAAGTCGCAGACATCCGCAAGTCTTGACAAGATAAGCGATAGCCTTTCATCTTTTGGCGCATCTGCTATGAAATTAGGTACTGGTCTGACCGCTGGTTTAACTGCTCCAGCAGTCGCTGGGGTAACTAAGATAATCAAGTCTTATGCTGACCTAGAGCAATCTTTGGGTGGTGTTGAAACGCTCTTTAAAGATAACGGTACAAGCGCAATCGGTCTTGCTAAAAAGTACAATATCACAGCACAAGAAGCTCAAAACTTGTACGACACCATGGAAGAGAAGGGCTCAAGCGTTATTGCTAACGCAAATAAGGCTTTTAAAACCGCTGGTGTTAGTGCAAATGACTATATGCAACAAGTAACTTCATTCTCTGCAACTTTGCTACAAGGTTTAGGTGGAGATACTGAAAAGGCTGCACAATATGCTGATAAAGCGCTTGTTCAAATGGCAGACAACGCCAACAAAATGGGTACTAATATGTCCGATATTCAAAACGCTTATCAAGGTTTTGCGAAGGACAATTATACGATAAACAAACTAATGTCCGTTGCGTAAGTGATTACGCAAATGAGCGTGCGTGAACCTTTATCGAGGGTGTGAGATTACAATAATCTTGCTAACGGGGGAAACCTAAGTCAAAAGATATGGCAATCCCGTGCCAAGCCTAGAAATAGGAAGGTGTAACGACTATCGGTTCGTCACCGAGTACGGCAACTATTGATACGTTGCTGGAAGTGCGCACCAACTAACAAAAATCAAGTATAACAAGTTGTATTTGTAAAAACAACATGGTATAATAGACATATATACATGAGAGGTACAACAAATGCAATGGAAAGTTATAGACGAAAGACCAAGATACCTTGTAAGTGAAAATGGCGAGGTAAAAAACTCTAAAACGGGTAGAATTTTAAAAGCTAGAGTTGGAACGGCTGGATATGAACAAATAATGTTAGGTAGAAAAACATCGCCTTTATACGTTCATAGATTAGTCGCTAAAGCATTTATTCCTAACCCTAACAACCTACCACAAGTTGACCATATCAACGGTATAAAAACCGATAATCGTGTGGAAAATTTAAGGTGGGTATCCGTTTCAGAAAATTGTTGGTCTTTTGGATATCACGAAAGAAAAGAAAACCGTAAGAAGAAAGTAAAGGCTTCAAACGGAAAAGAAACTATCATTTTCCCGTCAAGAAATGAAGCTGCAGAGTATTTTAATTCCGATAAATCAAATTTAGAATACGGACGCAGATTTAAAAAAGGGAGAATGAAAGGTTGGATTTTTGAATTAGTTGAAGATATAGTCTAATCCCTAAGGTTTGCAATAGCAAGCCTTTTTAAATACCGTGAAAACGGGGGTACAAATGGTTAGACAACCTAAAATTAGGTTTTGGGGGAACTGCTGGTGAAATGGCTCGGCTTGTCAATGAGTCAGGCGTTTTAAACGGAGAATTTGAAGCAACAGCGCAAAACGTGAAAGATATTCCATTCCATACCTTGATTGAAGCTATCGGCATTACTCAAGATAGACTTGGAATCACTGGAACGACGGCAAAAGAAGCAAGTGAGACTGTTTCGGGTTCATTCTATGCAATGAAAGCAGCAGCAGAAAACTTTGTCGCTGGACTTGGACACGATGAAGCGGACATTGCCGGCTTGATGGAAGACTTGAAAGACACAATTCTGACTTTCAAAGATAATGTCGTACGTGTTCTTTTGACAATATGGGATAACTTACCACTTGAACCGTGGCAGAAATGGACTGGTTTAATTGCTACATTGGCTGGACCGGCACTAGTCGCTATCGGGGCGGTTGCTTCGGGAATCGCCAAGATGATTACAGCTTTTAAAGTGATAAGCGGGGCTGTTTCTAATCTATCAAGCCTTTTCACATTTGCAGAGGGCGGAAGTGGTATCTTTAGCGCCATTGCCGGAGCAATCGGGGCGGTAGGTAGTACAGTTTTAATTGTTATAGCAGCAGTGGCAGCGCTCATTGCTATTCTTGTTGGTGTTTATAACACTAGCGAAGACTTTAGAAACAAAGTTAATTCAGCTTGGGAAGCGGTCAAGGGTGCAATCACTAGCGCCGTACAAGAAATTGCTTCATTTGTAAGCGATATCTGGGGCAGTATGACGAGCTGGTGGGAAGAAAACCACGAACTGATTGAGCGTGTCGCTACTAAGGTTTGGAATCAAATCAAAACAACCGTAGAGAACGTTACAAACTTTCTAGCACCTATCATTGAAGCAACTTGGAACGCTATCGTAGCAACCGTAGGCTCAGCTTGGAACATCATTAAACTGCTTATTGGCGAGAATTTAGATGCTATTTTGACCTTTTTCAAGGCTTTTTTGCAGATTCTTGACGGTGACTGGTCGGGAGCTTGGGAAACGCTCAAAGAAGGCGCTGCTAGAAACTTTGAAAACGCTAAACAGGTTTTAGTGGCAATCTGGGACGGTATTGTTCAGTTCTTTGTTTCTGGTTTAGCTTATCTTCAAGCTATTTGGGAATCTGTTTGGGGCGTTTTAAGCGTTGTTATAACTCCAATCTGGGATTTTATCAAGAACATCATTGATACAGGTATGAACGCTATCAACTTAGTTATTAGTACGACATTAACAACCATTCAAACGCTTTGGGATACAACTTGGAACGCTATCGTAGCATTCATTGAACCAATCTGGACGACCATTTCAACGATTATAACAAATGCTTTGACATCTATCTGGACGTATATCCAGTCAGCTATGAACGTTATCAGCACAGTCTTTTCTTCAGCGTGGGAAATTATCAAAGCAACATTTGCAGCGGTATTGCTTACTATTTACGGGCTTGTTACTGGTAACTTTGACCTTGTAAAAGAAGCAATCTCTAACGCTTGGGCAATTATTCAAGCACGGACTAGTGAAGCATGGAATGCTATTACTACATTCCTATCTGGAATATGGGAAAGCATTAAATCCGCAGTCATGAGCGCTTGGGAATACGTTAAAACCACTATTCAAAACGCTATTGAATTGACAAAGCAGACAATTACGAACGTTTGGAATAATATTGTTTCATATTTGAGAAGTGTTCTAGATAATATCAAGTCAAATATTATGAGCGCTTGGGAAAATGTGAAATCGACGGTTACGAACGCAGTTGAAAATATTAAAAACGCAGTCGTTAACGGTTGGAACAACCTAGTAAGCACAATTACTGGTGCTGGTCCTAGAATTGTATCGTCTGTTTCAAGTAGCTTTAGCGAAGCAATATCACAAGCTAGAAGCTTTGTAAGTAGCGCTATTAACGTGGGGCACAATCTGATTATGGGTTTTGTAAACGGTGTTAGAAATGCCGCTGGGGCTTTAATCAACTCAGTTACTAGCGCAGTAAGTGGTGCTATCAACGGTGCTAAACGCTTACTTGGTATTCACTCACCTTCACGAGTGTTTAGACAAATTGGGGAATACACAGGCGAAGGTTTCACTATCGGTGTTGACGGTAAAGCTGGCGCAGTCATGAAATCAGTCGGAAACATGGCACAAGGGGCAATAGATGCTTTCGCTGATAAAGACCTAGCCGGAACATTGCAAGGCGAATTAAACGCCGTAGACGGTCAATTAGGACGTTTGACTGGTTATGATACTTCAGTCGATTTTAACGGTGGCACAATCACAGTCGGACAACAATCTGCTGATATTGTTCTTAAAATGGGTAACACGACTTATAGAGCATTTACTGAAGATATTACAAGCGCTCAAGAAATGGAATTGACTTTGGCAAGTTATTAGAAAGGTAAGATACCATGTATGGATATTCAAAATTAGAAAAACATAACGACATCGTGGCTATTGAGCCTAGCGATAACATGAGTATAAACGGAACGCCCGTAAACGAGATTGTGGACGGGTATAGACAACTATCTGTATCGGGTAGAGGTTTAGTCGGGCAAGAGGTCAAAACGACCTCTATCGCCGGACGTCGTGGCGTTTGGATTGAAGAAATTTCAGAGCCGTCAAGGGTGCTTGAAATTAAATACCAGCTAGAAGCTAAAACAAGCGAAGAATTACGAGAAAAATTCGACAAGCTAAACTTGTTTTTACGAACTACAAACAGTTCAAACTTGCTTGAAGTAACTTTCAAGGATGAACCGAGTTTCACTTATTACGCAATTTTTAGCGGTGCTGATAGTTTTGAAGAAAACTCAAAAAGTATTGTCAGCCGTTTCTCTTTGCTAGTTCCGGACGGCTACAAGAAATCACAGTTAAAAAGTTCTACGGACATTGTTGAATTGACAGGCGCTTTTGAAGTCATGCCTGAAAAAATTGTAGTAACAACAACAAAAACAACAGATACAGTCAAAATCACAAATGGACGACAAACAATTTCATTTACTGGTGCTTATGATGCCAATCAAGATATTACAATCTTGTTTGAAACAGAGGAAGTAAAAGCTTTGTATAAGAACCGTAGTATTTTAGGTGAACTTGATTTATTCAGCGATTTCGAAAATTTCAAAGTAAGAAATCGTGATACCATTTCAGCTACAAATGCAACAGTTAAAGAAGTGAAATGGAGGGATGAGCGAAGATGATTTATTTGTTTGATAAAAACGAAAACCTAATCAAACTCGTCAAAAAAGATGCGATCAAGTCAGCCCTCCAAAAATTCACGTTAACGACTGAAAAATACGTGTCAGACCGTCTGACCGTAGAAATGAAAGACTTAACGGCGCAAGAATTGGAACAAGTGGAATATATGGCTATTCAGTCAATCGAAGATGCGCACAAATTCCACTTTTTCTATATTGCGCAAAAATCCTCGGAAAAACTTACTACTTTGATTGGCGTTCAGTCTGGTATTGAAGAATTGAGAAAGTCGGTAGTTTTAGACAAGCGACCAAAGAATACATTTGCTAGACCTGTTATTAATGAATTGCTTGCTGGCACTAACTGGCAAGCTAGATTTGTTAGTGAAACAAGTCAACGTTCAACCAACTTTTACTACATTTCAACGTTTGAAGCCTTGAAAAAGGTTTGTCAAGTTTGGAATTTAGAAATGCAGTTTTTCGTTGAAATGAACGGAAACAAAATCGGCGCACGCTATATTGATTTTAAACAGAAAATCGGTGAAGCAACTGGCAAGCGTGTAGTTTATGGACACAATGCACTACAAATCTTGCAAGAGGTAGAGCGTACAAACTTATTTACTGCTTTAATCGGACGTGGAAAAGGCGAGGAAATCAGCGCACCAAGCGAAGAAAACACTCACGGCACATACGGGCGTAGAGTTACTTTTGAAAATGTCGTTTGGGAGAAAGCAAAAGGCGCACCAGTTGATAAACCAAAAAGTCAGAAATATGTTGAACTTCCAGAAATGACTAAAAAATACGGTATCAAGAACGCTGACGGAACAATGCGTCCAAAAGTAGGCTTTGCAGTCTTTGAAGAGGAAGAAGATGCTAACATTCTAATTCGTCGAACGTATGAACAATTAGTCAATGCTTCAAGACCGCAGTTGACTTTGAAAACATCAACGGTTTATCTAAAAGATGTCAATATTGGTGATACTATCCGTGTAGTACGTCATGATAAAAAGCTAGATTATGACACCCGTATCTTTGAAATCACATTTAACCGTTTAAATAACAAGTCAAGCGATATCAAGTTAGGCGATAGGATTTCAGAAAGTAACGAAGCTAAAATCCAAAATATCGCAAGTCAGAAAGCGGATGAGTTAATTTCAACTAGCTTTAATAGTTTGATTAAAAACTTGCCGGACTTTTTGCCAAGCGCAGACGGCTTGAACAAAAACTGGTACGGTGCGAATGATCCAACGAAAACACACGTTGGAAAAGTAGCTATCAATGATATATGGTTCAAACCAAACCCTGAACACGAAGGTCAAACAATCATGTTAAGGTGGACGGGCGAGGTTTGGGAAGAAGTCATCCGGAGCAACACAGACCAAGAAATTATTGATGAAATCAGCAAGCGTTTTGAAAATCTCAATCTTTCGGGCGTTGATGAAGCCAAAGCAAAAGCAGAGGAAGCTTTGCGAAAAGCTGGAGCGATACCAGATTTACAAGGAAAAATTGACAATCTTGACCGTGAACAAACCTCACAAGGCTTGAAGCTATACAGAATGGAGAACGATTTCCAATATGTCAAAGAAACAGCTCAACTCTATGAGCGCATTTTAGGCAGTTCAGAGAGTGATATTTCCAAAAATGCTTCACGGCTTGTTATGAGTAGCGAGATATTCCAGACTGAGGTTGGTAAGTATGTCACAGACGATAACAATCTGATTGTCAATTCCATGACGATGGATAAGCATACGCTAGTAAATGCTAATAGAGGCGGAGTAAATGTATCCGTAAGCGATGGTATTTTCACAATCAAGGCGCAAGGGTTAACAAGCTATAATTTTAGCGGTTTCACACTGCCGATTTATGTTAAAAAGATTTATCGTGGTGAAACGTACACATTAGGATTTAAGTATCGTATTAGAGAATATCCAGACGTATCATTTGCGTTTAACGTAAAAAACCACGGTCTGAATAAAACCTTAACTTGGGCGAATATTGGTGAGAATAGACCACCATTGGACGAATGGCAAGAGTTTCAGAAGACTTTTACTATGCAAGAAGATTTCGCTTTTGGAGAAGACAAAAACTATCCATTTTATATCTTCCTCGCTAAGAATGGCTGGATTGAGTTCAAAGAGCCTATTCTTGTCAGAGGTAGTAGAACAGGAACATATAAACCTAGCCAATTTGATGATGCTTATAAAATAACAGATGAAGCTAAAGGACTTGCTACGGATGCACAGGCAAGAGCGATACAGATCGCTCAAGGTTTAGAAGCGACACGGACACAAGTTACACAGCTTGCTGGATCATACGCAATCCAAAACTTAAATAGCGCTGGCGACGTGCTGGGCGCTATCAATTTAAACCCTGATGGCTCAGTTAAAATCAATGAAGGACTAATTTCAGTCGGAGAAAAAACCTATATCAAAGACGGTGTTATTAAAAGCTCCATGATTGGTAACGCTCAAATCGGAACGGCTCACATCGGAGAAATTGACGCAAGCAAGGCTAGAATTATCAATATTTCTTCTAAGAACATTGTCACAGACGGATTGACAGCAAATGTCATACGAGGTGGTAAGCTATCATCATTAAATAGTGTTACCAATTTTGACCTACAGACGGGTTGGATTGAAATGAACAGGGACGGTGTAGGTATTGTAAACCATTTCGCAAACAGACCTATTCAATACCTTGTTTTTGGTGCTGGTGCAATTTCCAATAAACCCGGTTCATATACCGCTCTAATGTCTAATTCAAATGGTAGGATAAACATGGATGACGGCTCTGCTGGTATTCAAATCTGGAATACAAACGACAATACAACAGCCGTCAACTTATATGGTGATGAAGTAGCAATGATGTATAATGCAAACGACCCGAAAGGTATCATTTTTGACAATATCAAAAATGAAATTAGAAATGTTGAGACAATGAAAGTTGGGACAATTGGGGCAAGCGAAACAATTTGGATAAAAGGTACAAATCTAGTACAATTATTTGATTTAATAAATAAGAATTTTGAAGGCATTGAAAGACACTTTCAAATTAATAAGCTCGGAAGACCCGGACGTTATAAAATATCAATTTAAGGGCAGAAAGGGAAAATATGAACACAAAAGATAAAGTTATTAATGATTTAGCAATTCAATTCGCAAACAAGACGATTGAATGCGCAAATTACAAAGCGCTTTACGAAGAAGCGCAAGCACAACTTCAACAATTACAAGCAGAAATGCAGAAAGAAACAGAAAAAGAGGAACAATAAATATGACATTTAAAGTAGTAAACAAATATTTACAAGAAACCAATCGTACTTTCGTAGCAATCCGCCAAGAAGCACCATACACGGCTTATGACCGTGTGTTGATTGGCGACCGTGTGAACGAGTCAGACGAAGTTCTTATCCAAGCAGTAATTGGTCAAGTGGCTACTGAATTAAATCCAGCTGACGGCGTTAAGAAACTTCAAGAAGACTTGCAAACTCAAGCACAAGACTACGAAGTAAAACTTGCTGAGAAAGATGCAAAAATCGCAGAAGTGAAAGCCGTCGCAGACTGGGCGGTATTGGCTCGAGTTACAGACACAGAGAACCCACTAGATCCGACAGTCTTCAAGCGTGGACTTGAACTTGTCGAACTTGGACAAACTGGTAAGACTTACCAGCCACAAGAAATCTTCACACTTGAAAATCCGAACCATGTCGAAAAATTCCAAGAAGGTAAGCGTGTCATGATTCAAGTTAACGAGCCTTTCACTTATCAAGGACAAACGCTTGAACAACTTGCAGACCTTTATCAAAACGGTAAGCTAGGCGTCTGGAAGTGGACAGAACCTAAACAAGAAAAACCATCTAGCGAGTTAGACACTCAACCTGTTCAATAGTCATCCATTTTAGAAAGAGGGTGGTTAGATTGGACTTTCTAACTTTAATAGATAAGCTTACGCCCGTTCTAGTCGTGATTATTCCAAGTTATTTTTCCTTTAAGAGTACAAAAACCTCTAAAGAAGCTGACAAACGACTTGAAGGGTTGTCGAATAAGATAGATACCCTTGAGAAGTCAGTCTCAAGCGTGGAAGAAATCGGGAAAGATAACCAGCGGAACTTGACGATTATCGGGAAAGGCTTGCAACGGTTACAACGCTTTCGATTGCAAGAAAACTTGAAAAAAGCAATCCGCCGTGGAAAGACAAGTCAACATGAAATCGAAGAACTTTCAAGACTTTATGAAAGTTACGTTGAATTAGGCGGAAACGGTGCTATCAAAATATTGTTTGAGAAATTTCTCAAACTAGAAATCAAAGAGGAAGAAAATGAATAAAATTAACTGGAAACTACGTTTACAAAATAAAGTAACACTTATTGCACTTTTGGGAGCAATCTTTTTGATGTCTCAACAATTCGGATTTGAAATTCCACAAAACTATCAAGACGGCGTGAATACATTTGTTTATATCCTTGTCTTGCTAGGAGTGGTTACTGATCCAACGACTGCTGGCATCACAGATAGTGACAGAGCGCTTGAATATCACGAACCAAGTGAAGACTAGAACAGGGAAGCCATAAGGCTTCCTTTTTATTTTGTATGAAAGGGGGCAACCTTTGAAAAAAATTATTAAACGACAAACTGGCGTTTGTGTCAACGTCCGAGATAATTCAGATAGAGTGAAAGAGGAATTTTATTCACACGATAAAAACAACGCATTCATCGAGTTACGACTAAACAACGTAAGCGTTGAAAAAGTTATCGTCTTATTCCATTTCAAAACGACAAATCGTTTCTTGGAAGTTGTCGGAGTGGTTGAAGATAATATCGCATCTATTCCATTCGATACTAGCTTAATTACAACCGATGAAATCGTTGACGGGTTTGTTTATGCTGAAAAAGTCGTGCAATCGGCTGATATTTTGAAATTCTCGTTTGGGGTTCGTGTATCTGAAATTGATAAACACAGCGAATTGCCGGTTATTGAGAAAGACACAAAAAGAATTGTCGACGTAACGGATATTGTAACGAAAGCTGAACTAGAAGAAGCGATCAAGAATATTCATGTCGAGGGTGCAACGTTTGACGATTCGGAGATTATTCGACGGTTACAAGTGCTTGAAACGAAACCGGAAATCGACACAAGCGGTTTTGCTACGAAACAAGAATTAGAAAGTAAAGTTGACCGTACCGAAATCAGCCATATTTCAGCCGAAATAGAAGGTTTAAAGACAAAGGCGGATAAAGACACCGTGTACGACGATAGCGCCCTTAGAGAGCGTATATCAGCCTTAGAGAACAAGACAGACAATGATACTATATATAACGATACAGAAATCAAGCAACGCTTGGAAGTTTTGGAACACAAACCAAGCGTGAATACTAGCGAATTAGTTACCAAGCAAGAATTGGAATCTAAAGGCTACTTAACCGAGCATCAATCATTGTCTAACTATGCAACAAAGCAAGAAATACCGCAACCGTACAATGATGCAGAATTAAAAGAACGAGTCAATCGGTTAGAAAATAAGCCGGCTATCGATACCTCAAATTTTGTAACAAACGAGGTATTAAATAGCAAGGGTTATCTTACACAGCATCAGAGTCTAGAGGGTTACGCTAAGAAATCAGAAATCCCTCAAGCATATAACGATACTGAAATTAAGCAAAGACTTTCTACTATTGAGCAAAAAGGGGAAAGCTACGCAACCAAAGAACAACTTACATCTATACCTAAAACCCCTCAAAAGCTGACCTTAACTGGAAACACTCTCGTCCTATCAGACGGTGGGGGAAGTGTAACGCTACCAACTTCAGGTCAAAATGAACCAGCTGCTACAACTTCATCTAGTGAACTAACTGGTGCTGGTATTCCTGAGGGTAAAGTTGAAGGAACTCTCGGACAAACGTATGTGGATTTGAGAAAAACTAATGGTGCCGTAAAATGGATTAAAACTACTGATTCAGGAAAGACTGGTTGGGCTGTTCTATATGGTGATACTGGGTGGAAAACCCTTAACATTGTATCTAAACTTGGGGCGTCATATTTAAAAGTACGACGTTTAAACAACCAAGTTTCATATCAATTCGGCGGTCTTTCGTGGGGGTGGTTCGGTATTGTGCGCCGTGGCGGACCAGGTTATCAATTACAACCGTCAGACAGAGAACGAAATGTATTCATTCTCGGGCTACAAGGTATTCCGCTAGGTTATCGTTCAGAGGGCTCATTAATTGGTCCTATCTATAACGATAAAGGTGTCCAGTATGGAACTTGGTATTTAGGTGGTCTCGGCGATAGTAACATGCTACGCTTTCAATTCACTGACCCTGTTCCTACAGACAGAGATATTGGCGATATTAGGGTTTCAACAATATCTTACGTTACAAATGACCCTTGGCCATTGAACTAATAAGGAGGAATATAAATGACAATTAACATTGAAACAGCTATCGCTTGGATGCGTGAACGTGAAGGACAAGTCTATTATAGTATGGAATACCGTGACGGTCCTGATAGCTATGACTGTTCAAGTTCTGTCTACTATGCTTTGAGGAGCGCTGGAGCAGTATCAGCTGGATGGGCTGTAAATACAGAGTATGAGCATGACTGGCTCATTAAAAACGGTTACGAGCTTATCGCTGAAAATCAAGAATGGGACGCTCAACGTGGGGATATATTCATCTACGGAAGACGTGGCTATTCAGCAGGCGCTGGAGGTCATACGGGTATGTTTGTAGATTCAGAAAATATCATTCATTGTAACTACGCTAGAAATGGTATCACAGTCAACAACCACGATGCTATCTGGAATGCAGCAGGTCAGCCTTACTTTTACGCATATCGCTTGACAAATCCAAATGTACAACCTGAAAAACCTAAAAAAGGCTGGCAAAAGGATGATAAAGGCTACTGGTACGCTCGAGCAAACGGCTCTTATCCTAAGAGTGAATTTGAGTACATCGAGGAAAACAAATCATGGTTCTACTTCAATGCCGAAGGATATTGCGTAAAATCCGACTGGGTATTCCACACAGACGGAAAATGGTACTACTTTGAAGAAGACGGATACATGGTGACGAGCTGGAGGAAAATCAACAATAAATGGTACTACTTCAATCGTGATGGTTCAATGCAAACAGGCTGGATTAAATACTACGATAAATGGTACTACTGTGATTCAGTCAATGGTGACATGAAATCTGATTGCTTCATCAAATATAATGATGGCTGGTATCTGCTCTTGCCTGACGGCAGAATGGCTGATAAGCCTGAATTCACAGTAGAACCAGATGGATTAATTACAACAAAATAAAAATAGAAAGAAATTCAAAATTTAATTACACTTGACCGCTGGCGATTGCTGGCGGTTTTTTTGTTTGCTCAAAAATACGCTTGATAATCGCTTGAAATTCTTGAAAAACCTTTATAGATATAGGGTTAGGAGCGTTCTTTTTCGCTTGAATATCGTTTGTTTGCTCTGAAAGTAGTAAAAAAAACAGTGAAAAATTTCACTGTTTGTCTTTTAATTCTTGGGCGTAAGCAGTCATGCTGATTGCGTGTTTTAAACGCATGTTCATTATATCCGATACACCATTTTTATATTTATCCACGGCTTGAGTAGATACGCCACAGTTTTTGCTGATAGCATAGGCTGTGGCGTTGTCTAAAAGCCAGCGGATCGCTTTAATATCTACTGACAT